CACAGAACGCTCACTTATTTCGCCACCTGCTGGGGTGGAGTTATTCAATCAGCCCCCTCGTAGGCTGATTGCAAACAAGGAGGATGATGAGGGAGACGTCATCATAAATGACGTTGTCCCTAAACATCATCAAAGGGCTATCCACGATGATAGCCTTGACCTTACTGAGGTCTTGCCTCAACCAAAGCGAAAGGTGAGGAGACCTCGTGTAGATCCAGAACCTCAACAGGTCGAGGACTACACCCATCTCTGCGGCGACGACCTCATCTCGGAAGCACTTGGCCAACCCAAGGCCTCCGAGATGCAACAAGCCGTCATAGAGGCCGCGGAGAGGCGATCCCTCTTGGAGATGGGGAAGCCATATGCCGTTAAGAGTGAGTCGGAGCAGAAGCTTGCTTCAGCTATGGGGCTACGTGCTTTTACTCCGTTACCTGACTCACTCGGGCTTATGCCCTTCCTCGCTCCTGACAGATTCGCCAAGTTGGTTGATTTTCTGACTTGGGAATCTCTCAGAGAGGCCTCAGAGGCACCTAAGGAGCTGGTGCGTGGTAAATCAGTGGGCAATAAGAATGTCAGACCGTTCTTTTTGCTCACTGATGACAAACACCCCCTAAACATGGAGGGCCCCAATATGACCCCTAGGTCATATATTGGTGGGGTTCGGCATGTTAAGGCTGGGCAGATGTCACCCACTGCACTAGCCCACTTTGGGCTTCTGAATAAACTAACCCCGGGTGAGTTGGTATACTACACCACTCACGTTAACTTGGGGTTAGTGGGGTTTGGTGTAGTGGTCATTCCGAAGTACCGTTCTGGTACCTTCGCTATAGGGGATGACCACTACGACTTCACTGTCCGTGGTAGGTCACTCTACTGGACCAACGGTGGTGAGGCTTACCAGTATTCACACTACCCAATCAATGGTGTTCACGCCATTGATTGCATGGATACTGGTATCCTCTTCCTCAGTGTCCAGCGAGTGGCAGAGATCGGTGACGCTTGCCTTGCGTTAGTCAAACTAACAAAAGGTGCTCGCGGATCAGTTCTCCCTCCCGCCGTAGTCAGTGATGACTCATTGACTGCCAAGCTTGCCTCTGCAGAATCAAATGCAGAGTATTGCTTGGCCTTCAATGGGGCTGACCCCACGCCTGATAACCCGGCCTCATCGGAGGACGATGAAGTCACTTTTAAACAAGAGGGTGACTTCATTTACTTCGATAGGCCAGTCCAGGGCCGAATGTTCTCGGGCTACCAACGCCTGAAAATGCGCTCGGTCAGACCGAAGCGTATCAAGGCACAGCGTCGTCTTATGAACCGTGTGAATTTGATATTCACAGCGGCTAATAAGATTGACCGCTCTACCTTGGTCAGTGCGTTGGAGTTCGTTAATAGGGAACTCCCGGACTTGGACCTCATCAAGGAGTCCTTACCTTTAGTTGCTTATTGCCTAAAGGAATCGACTCTAAGTGAGGGGTTCATCAAGCAGGTCCTCTCGTCGCGCGACCTTGCTGTCGTCAACGCCTTGAAGCGTGACAGTTTTAAGGTCACCCCTGAGTCACTTAGGGAGGCGTGGAAAGCAAAGCGTGTGCTTTCTTACTGCGCCCTCCACTTGAAGTCCATGCTAGGCCTCAACGAACATATTGTCGTTGATCCCCAAGCTAAGGACTTCAAGAAGTTGACAAAGGGTTTTTAGAGGGACCCCTACTACCGCTTGATTTCCATCGAATAAAATGGGAAGGCATCTGCTGGAGCAAAGACATGCAAAAGCAGGCTGACCCATGGGCGTTCGATGGTAATCATCCGGCATGTAGTTCCACTTCTGGTTCTGTTCCTTGTGAGGTGCAACCTTTACTAAAGAATGGTTGTCCTAAGTTGCTTGTTCGCCTTTTTGATCGCGAACTACAACAACTTAGTGGAGTTCAGGATGACAGCTGGCACCTAGTTAGCGACATACCTGACTTCAACAGCCTAGACTTTAGGAAAGTCACTTGCACCTGTCATCACAAGAAACCAACTGGAATCGAACACGACTTCGAATCCATGTTCGATTACCAGCCATTGAACCAAGAAGCCATCTTGTACAGGTCGTGCAAAAGAACCATACTTGCTGCAGCGAAGCGACAGGTGAAGTCAGCGCCCACACCTGATTCCAAGGTTGTAAAGGCATTTTTGGCCTTTGCAAAGGACAAGATCAGGTACTGTATGGGTGATGACTTGACCCATTTTGGTTATTCATTTAACCAGTGGTTCAACCACCTCAACTCCGCAAAACAGCAACGTATGGCACTCGTGCACGAGTATGTCCACGGAACACCACTACCCGGGTTCAAGCAACATTCTCTCGTTGAGTTGTTCAAAGCACTGTTGCCAGGCTACAGTGGTCCTATGGAGTACTATAGGACGGTTGGACAGCTGCCAGCGGAGATGTTGCGATACAAGGGTATATGTAAGGTGGAGATACAGTCCACTGACGGAAAACCAAGGATGGTATGCAGCATACCTGACTTGATAAAGTACGTCATGGGCCCTGTCTGTTGGCGTCTTGAGGAAATGGCTGCAGATCACCTCCCAGTATATTGTGGTGGAATGAACTTGTCTGAGATGGAGGACAAGATCAACCATTACATAGACCAGGGATTTGATCTAGTCGCACAAGGAGACGGGTCGGCGTTCGACAACACACAGGATGTGTCGTTGAAGGAACTAGATCGTTGGATATACCGCCAGTTATATCCGTTCATACACCACGTGCCTCGTGAGTTGTTTGCCCTTTGCAGCCAACTCATATATAAGGTAATGGACATCAATCTTCGTGATCAGATCACGGGGAAGACGTCCACCCTTATGAGGTACGCCGTTTGTGGGACTGTGTTCAGTGGTGACTGTGACACAACTCTCATGAACACCATCCGTATGGGCATGTATAACTGGTTTACCAACGAATCTATGGGCCTCAAGTTAGGTACACATTATGTGTGTTGGTCGAAAGGAGATGACTTCACTGTCATCTACAATCGACGTCTAGTTGATGAACAGTTCATCAGAAGAGGTTATTATCGCCTCTGGCTGTGCAAACCGTCAAAGTCTGCACCTGGTTGCTCAGACCTATACGACTCCCGGCAGTATGGGTTAGGGCAAATTTTGAAGATGCTTGACTTTGGTGGGCCCGATAGCTTCGCGTTTTGCTCGCTGAATGCATGGTACACCAATTATGGTACAGGCCACATTGTGCTTACGCGCAATGTTGCTAAGTTGTTCAACCTTGGTAATTACTCACGTAAAATCAAGTGTATGACCAACCTGGCGGCCTCACAATATTTGGTGGACCAAGCGGAGGCGCTGTTAGTCAGTTATGGAGGTATCCATATATTTGACGAAGCAGCCCAATGCCTGCTGAAGCGAGCCGATATGTTCCGTCGCGCTGCTTGTTATAGTAAGTTCAGGAAACGTGGGTCACATGACCCTAGGATCACTCTAGCCCTGGAGAACCACCTAGAGCAGTCCCTTTTCCACATAACTTTCCGTAACAAGTATAGGAACATACTGCACAACGCTAGCTACTGGGAGACAGTTAAGAGTTATGAGATGGTTAGAGAGAAGAAACTGACTGGCTCTGCCCTGGAGTGTGTCAACAGTCAGATTGACGCTCTCTATCCGCCTGGTGAGTTGCGTCGACTACTAAACGTCGACTAAACTCATCTCACTGTACTAGTGCAACGGGATGTGTAATAAACCGTCGGTGATGTGCACAACCTTGTACACGATGCATGACAACCGGACTTGATTGGGTAAATTTCCACCATTTTTCTCTGTATATACGGTGGTTTAAAAATTCTACCCCTGAACCAAGCGGTGGGTTGCGTTCTCCGTCTGTCTTATTATGTGTCATGGTGCTCCCATGAGCATGGTAAGCCACGATTCACAACCTGCGTCATGTGTGCAGTGACATAATAGCGATCTTAGTAGTAGGGGTGTGGTCGCTGTAGAGAAATGAAAGCAAGCAAGAAAGCTTCCATTTCTGCCAAAGGTAAGGTCACTAACAAGAAGAAAGCGAAGAACCTAGTCAGTATAAATTCCATACCAACTGATAGGTTCAAGGTGGTTGATGTCATCACTGACCGTAGAGGAATCACTCCTAGTGATGTCCGAGCGGTCCTTGATGATAAGGCGAAAAGGCTGGCTGATTACATCACAGCTATATTGGAGCCAGAATATGCTGTCACTGAGGGCTTTGTGGCAAGGCAACCTAACTTGTTTCCTATTCCGAGTACGTCGATTTCATTTAGGAACAATGTCAACATAGCTACTGATGAGAACGGTGATTTCGCGCTGTCGTGGAATCCCGCCTTCTTCAGTAATCTTGAGACAGTTTCTAAATTGCATTTCACTATCACGGATACGGAAATGAAGTCATTCAACACCATATCTCATATCATGGTACGCAACTCTGGCCAGGCTGGAGTAATGCGTGCAATACCATGCTATGTGCCTGATGTTGCAATGTCCAAGTACAGGTTGGTATCTGCAAAGTTAAAGGTGACATACATAGGCTCGCTTCTCAATAAGGCTGGTATGATGTATGCATGTGCCACCTATGACCAGACACCAGTTGTATACGGTTACACCACTGGGACAAATCAGCTTATGAAGCTGATTCAGCCCAACGGTTCCGAGGCCGACTGGTCAACTGGGAATGGGCCCATGGCTAACACTTATCGTAACATGTCTGAGCAGACGATTTCAAACGGTGTGTGGAATAAATCACTCAATATTACCAATAGCAACCAAGGTATGACGTGTTTGCATATACCTACCGATCCGATAAATGAAATATTTTATCCCATCGGTTCGTATTTTGGGAATACCTACTCCCAAAGCACGACATACGTTAGGCCGCAGTTGGTAGATTGGGCTATTCCATCATCCTTGATCTCGTCATCGGGTGCTCAGTTATGTTACTTGGTGTGTGGGCATGGGTTGCCGCCAGGTGTTGAGTGTATTAACTTGCAAGTATATTATACCTTTGAGGTCATACCAACACAACTTTCTGCCCCATTCTTGAGGGCACCCAAGGACAACTTCTCACCAGGTGAGAGGGACTTGGTTCGCAAAGTTGTGCAGACTGTGGCTGACAAGGTTTCGGTATCTGCAAGCCAACCACGTAACATTTGGAGTAGCCTTAAGAATGCTATTAAGAATGTTAACTGGGGCGACGTGGCTAATGCAGCATTGTCCGTCGCAACACACATCCTTAAGACCATCTAATCACCACCACAGGGTTTCGTTTTCCTTCTTGACACATACGCCACCATGTGGATAAACATTGAGTGGTCCTTTGCATACCAAGCTACAAGGCTTGATGTATGTTAACTGTCGCTACGCGGACATAACAGCGGATGTTGGAATTCCCAGCAATGGGTCGACCAGCGTGGGCACACTGCCTGACCGACCCGTGTTAGCTTGGCAACCTAGCACGGCGAACGGAGTCCCCAACTACAAGGCAAAGCAGGTAAGATACCTCCTGTTGGTGTGATGTGGGATAAAGACACTCGCGTTGGAGCGTGCTCCTTCCTATGTGTGTAATAAAACATATCACACTCGATTGTAGTTGAACCCAGTCCGGTAAGCCCCCATGTTTGGTTAAGAGGGGAGTGGACACCCTTAAGGCTCCACAGTTAACATGACTCCATGTAATCATGGACCTCACTCCATGACTACATGGCGTCAATACATCTTCCTTGTTAATGACTCTCACTCCCGG